TTACCCATCAAATGACGGGAATTTGTTAATTCCAACCACAGTATAGATCTAATCTTTTTATTACACTCACTATCATTATACCAGTCATTTATATAATTTAGTATAAAATTATGAATAGGAGGTACTTCACTACCATCAAATCCAGAATAATCTCCGGCTCCAACCAGAGGATCCCTAGAAGTAGAAAAGCGAGCTAATCTATTTGCTAGAGCATCCCATTGGGAGCTCATAGGATTTATCATGAAGGAGATTCCAAATCTTGGATCTTTTGCTGACAATTGAATAAAATCTATAAATGCTCCGAAATACTTTCGGAAGTGCACTGTATAATGAAACGGGGGTCCGTTGAAGACCCGTGTAGCTCCAGCGTCAACTTTTTCATCGGGTCGACGTTCATCTTTGAGATTGTCAGTATAAATCCATATAAGACGTATACCATTCTTCATTTTATTTTCCTGATCTTCTAGCAAGGTTCTCAACTCATTGAGGTGCTTATTTGATGAGTCTCTCACTGCATCACTTGAAAAGAATTTGTTTTTGTAATTTTTATCATGAAACTTTAATGGATATCCTGCGCTAGAATCGCTTTTCATAGAATCTAGTTCACTAAAAGCCAAGCCCCATAGAGCTTCCTCTAAGTTCAATAACCTTTTTTCCAAATGATAAGGGAATGAATTCAAAAATGTGGCATAATCCTCAAACGGTATTGCTAGTTGTGCACTTATTATAACACTTTCATTTATACAATACTTAGAAAGGCCCTTCTCGAATGGATCTATGCCTTCCTTAGGTATTAATAAAGCAGGTCGCTCATTCGATTCCTCAAACAGAGGATGATTTAATGGCGATCTTTTTATCTTCGTCCACGAATAGGGTGAATGGTTCTCGGTTGTTTTAGCAACAACCGAGAATCGATCTGATATATACAAAGGAACAGCTTGAAGTTCGATTTCAGTCATGTTATTATTTACGATTAATTCATCTACATGTTCTTCAATAAGAGACATAATGCTTTCATAGCTGACCAATCCAGCAAAACACCGTTGTG